TTATACCCCTACTTCAGAAGGCGACGAGGATGACTTCCCATCTATTCCTGGTATGATTGCAAGATATTCCGCTTCCGGTCTTACTAATGAGCAGATGAAAGAAAATCCTGTGTGGGTAGATAAGACAGGTAATGGACATGACTTGCAAATGAAGAACTTCCTTTGGGGTGGGATGTCCGGGGTTGGCGGTTATGGCGATGAAAATTACCAAACATTCTACAAATTCACATTAGACGATTATGTCTTTATAGCTAGTCCACCTGGTGTTAAGCACATGAATTTTACGTTTAGGGTAACGGGGTTACAGCCTAGAAATAAATTAACATTAGCTTTTTTTGGAACAACGAATACTGTCTACGGTACATGGGACAAAGATGGCATATATACTGTTGATGCTGATATTGTTGAGGCAGGGAAACCAACATACTTTTATAACGGATATAGCGCAACCAGAGGAGAGTTTACGATTGAAATTCTTCCTCTCTACCCCGGCGCACTTGTCTTTGACGGAGTAGACGATTATGGTGTTTGTGAGAACTTCCCTATTCTGACTAAAGAAAAGGGATATACGGTTGTGGCGTTGAGACAGTGGATTACAAGGGGTGAAAGAGCCCAAGGATTAGTATCTAATGTAAAGAATTGGCTCAAGGATGGTGCCTTCTTGTTAGAATATAGAAATATACAAGCCGATCATCTTAATAAGCCTATATCTTTTGGAGCAATAGGGAGTGAAATGGATTTACCACACATCCTTACTTATCAGACATCTAAAAGTTATAATGGTGTTTCGATTACAACTGGTAATTTTGAAGGAACAGATGTGCTACATGTTGGGAAATTAGCTCCAACTAATGTAGGAACTTGTATTAACGCTGCTATCTGGGAACTTGTATTTCTCGACCATGATGCCACCGAAGAAGAACTGACCAAGATCAAAGACTACTTCGTTAAAACCTATCCCTGGCTCTTCCCCGACCAGGCATGGACAGTGGTAGGCAAAACCAACGAGGACGAAGATCGTGCTACTATTGCCAACATTACGGGCAATGGTAATGATCTTATACTGTCTAATTTTGGGTTTGCAGAAGGGAGTGGCTACAATGAACAAGGGGAATATGCTGGCTATCTGGTTACTGATGGGGTGGATGATTCTGGTAGAGCAGTAGGATTAACTATATCAAAAGATTTTACATTAGTAGGAGAATGAATATTATTCTCTAAAACTCAAGTTAATGCTGGTTTATCAATTCATCCTCAGATTCACATTTTTAATCGACCTGAAGCCATTCGGATCACATTTAGAACAGCAGGTAAAACTTTGCCAGTTAAATCTTTAAAGGTTATATGTTCTGACGGGCGATGCTATGATGAAAATTGGAATGAATTTAAAATAAATGTAGGAGAATTTATTAGCAGTAATGGTGTCTTATATGTAGCAAGTAACGGAACTTATCACGCACAAATAGCTTTCAAGAATTTAGGAATCTACAATGACCAAATATTTTCCAAAGACGACTGTATCAAAGCATATAACTATTTACAAACTTTAAAAGCAAAATAATATGAAGAAGTACAAAGTTTTATTCTGTGATCTGGATGATACGTTAATTGAGACATTAAGTGGCAAAACATTTCCTAAAGGAATTTGGGATATGAAAATCAAATTTGATGTTTTGGATGCAATTAAGCAGTTTTCTCCTGAGTATGTTTTAATTGTAAGTAATCAAGGGGGAATTGAAGCTGGTTTTGTGGATCATCAAAGATTTCAATCTAAAATAGAATATGTATCACAATGCGTAAAAGAATATTGCGGAGTAAAATGCTATTCGGAATATTGCACCACGAATGATAAAAATGATTTGTATAGAAAACCAAACGTAGGAATGCTTAATCATCTTTGTGAAAACTATGTTGGCGATGATTTTGATTACATAAAATCTGTTACACTTATGATAGGTGACGCAAGTGGACTTGAAGGACAGTTTTCTGATAGTGATAAAAGAACCGCAGAAAATTTCGGGATTGACTATCTTGATGTAAATGAATTTGTTAATTTGTATAATAAAAAGAAATAAAAATAGATGAAATACGCGATAGTAGATTTATTGTGGGCAAAATCACATGGTATTGAAATACTGCCCGAAATGAGAACAAGTATAGATCAGAGTAAAGTTATTTTACATGAAGAAATGTTAGTACCTTTTGAAGATGAATCGTTTCCAAGATATTCATTTAGTGATCCAACTTTTATTGAATTGTTAAATAGTGAAGAGTGGACTAGTACAGAAGAAGAACCTGTAATTAATAGAGACTTTAGTCGTATCTTAGCTTTGAATATCCTTGGTGAAGAGATTACTAAAGAGATTAACACATATGATCTTACTCCAGGTGAAGCATTACAGATTAAAGATCATTATCCAGAATGGGTTGCAGGTATCACTGTTAAAGTAGGAGAAAGATATTTATCTGATAATATTCTTTGGGAATGTATAAAAGAACATACTACTCAAGATAATTGGAAACCTTCTATGGCTACTGCAAGCTTATGGAAAGTAGTAGATGAAGAACATGAAGGTACTATAGATGATCCTATTATTTATATTCCACCTATGGAAATATTCAAAGATAAATATTATATCCAAAATGGTATAAAATACAAATGTACAAGAAATAGTGAACAACCTCTTACACATGATTTATCAGCCCTTGTTGGATTGTATGTAGAAACTATTTAAAATAATTAATTATGACATTTAATTCGTTAAATACAATAATTGATGATATCATACTTACTGTTAGGGATAGCGATGTTAGCGAAAGTGAAAAGCTATCCCGTATACAGATAGAGCAATGGATACATCAATATAGAGCATATTTAATTAAACAGGATCTAGATAAGGGTAGAGATATAAATCCAGAGTATATACAAACTATTGGACCTTTACACATATCCAAAGTAAGTAATTGTACTGGTGGTTATAACTACAAATCAGATGAAGAAATACCTAATTTCATTGACTTACATTTTGGTTTAGGTTTGGTTGCTGTAAAAGATATGAATGGTGATTTAATTCAACTTGGTACAGAAACCAAAGCTAAATATCAAGTAAGTAGAAAATATACTTGCAGTGATTACATCGCTTATATAAAAGGTAATAATCTGTACATACTTGGTCCTGAACATTTAGAATATGTTAAAATAGAAGGTATATTAGAAGATCCTACCCAAGCTGGCGAATGTTTTGATAGAGATGATACTCCATATCCAGTACCAGCAAATATGATACCTATAATTAAACAGATGATATTTGAAAGAGAATTGAATATCATGTTACGAGTCCCTAGTGACACCACAAACAATAGTACAAATGACGTTAATAATCAACTGAATGCAAGAAACTAAATACAATAGAAAAGCTTATACGATTGCTGACTTCTATGATAGTTATTGTAATTATGTAGAAGACAATCCACTGTATCAGGTTTCTTATAAAGTATTTAGACAAATTGTTTCAGATTACTTTAGATACTTAAGAGACGAGATAATTGAAAACGGAAAAGAAGTCAGATTACCTTGTAGAATGGGTACATTATCCATAGTAAAGCATAAACCTAAAGAATATACTGGTAAAAGTTTGAGAATGGATTATGCTGAAAGTAAGAAGTATGATAAGATCATATACCATTTGAATGAACATACTGGGGGATACAAATATCGTTTTTATTGGAATAAGCAAAATATGCTTACTAAGAATAAAACAAAGTATCAACTGATAATGACAAGGGATAACAAGAGACATCTGGCACAAATATTAAAGAATCATGTAAGAGATTACATCGAATTATAATTATACAATATGATTACAAAATTAACATCTGTAAAGACTGTAATAGCAAAGATCATAGCAGACCTAGATCTCAAAGAAGATGACACTAAGATTAGTGATATCACAGAATGGTGTGGAGAAGCTATTGAACAAATAGGTGCTATTACTCAATTTATACCTAAAGTTACCGGTGTTGAGGGAGTTCCCGCAGTAAAGATCAATTGTCATCAAGCTCCACTGCCTTGTGATCTACATCAATTGCATCAAGTGGCATACTCATTTAATTGCAATGGTCCTTGGTTTCCTATGAGGAAAGCAACAGGATCATTTGCTGTTTGGGGATGTGGTGACAATTGCTGTGAAAATAAAAACTGTGAATGTCTTACTCCGGAAATGATCATTCAGAATGATACTTTGGTGAATCTGGTGGTTGATATGTACGGAAATATTGATAAGACTGAAGCTATTGAAATGATTAATAGTAATCAAAATCTTAGAACTATCTTATCAAATTTAATTAATTTGCATACTTATGATATTCACAGTTTAAATTCTATAAGCTCCACAAATCCTAGTTTAGGTTTTCAATATACCGTGAAACCAGGTTTTATAATGACCAATGTACCAAATGGTTATTTAAAATTATCATACAGCGCTATACCTACTGATGAAGAAAGTTATCCGTTGATACCAGACTTAATGTCTTATAAAGAAGCTATTTACTGGTATGTTACAATGAAAATGAAATACCCAGAGTATCTTAATGGCAGAATGAATAGGGAAGTATATTATGATATTCGTAGATCTTGGAACTTCTATAGGAATCAAGCATATGCTGAAGCATTGATGCCTAATGAAGATGGTCTAGAATCTATAAAAAACAATTGGAATAAAATTGTACCTGAATTTAGAGATCATAATTCTTTTTATAGTCATACTGGGGAACGTCAAATAATTTATAATGCTACTACATAATGAATGCACAAAGACAAACAAATACGTGGACAAAAGGTATGAATTGTGACTTAGATTATTCAGTCATAAGTTCAGACCAGTATCAATGGGCAGAAAATATACGTATTATTGCCAATGATAATAGTTCTACTGGAGTAATGCAGAATATTGAAGGCGTTCGTAAGCTCAATCCTACATTGACATTGAATGGTGAAACAATAGTCCATACAAATGCAATTAGGGATTGGGCAATTGTGTTTACTAAGAAAGGTAGTAACTTCAATATCTATAGATATGATTTTGGTGCATCTGAAACTGAACCTATAGTGACTACAGTAGCATCCAATGTAGCATTGGATATTCCTATTATAGATGGTCATTATGCTGTTAGTAGTGTTTGTAAATGGGAATCTGATGATTTAGTTAAGATATACTGGTGTGATGGGGTACATCAAATTAGAGTATTAAATGTAGCCACAACTCATCCTAATCTTAATGTAGACTCTTTAAATATATCACCAAAAAGTCAATTACCACCTTTATTCTTTAAAGGTTTAGGTACAGGTGGATTGAAAGCCGGTAAGTATCAATATTGCTATCAACTATTTAATCCCAGAACATCTGAAACATCTATATCTGTTTTATCTCCAATTATTACAGTATCTAGAAGTTTAGAAAATACTAATAGCCAAGATATTTATGGTAGTTCTAAAGAAGAGACTATCAACAGATCCATTAAGCTACAGACTACTGTGGATACTAACTCTTTTAGTAGAGCTAGAATAATTTCTATATATTACTCTAGTAATACTGCAGAACCAGTTATTACAGTGATAGATGAAATAAGTATTTCGAATAATACTCTAGTTTATGAAGATAAAGGTGGTTCAGTTATTGATGAACTTACTCTGGAAGAATTCAATGGTTTAAGTACTTATATATTTACTCCCAAAGTAATAGAATCTAAAGATAACATGTTATTTGCTGCTAATATCACTGAACAGACTTGGGATATTAGTGATGATGAATTTGATGCTAGAGCATATAGATGCAATAAGAATGGTCAAATATTATTAACTTCTACATCTGGACAGGATTCTATAACATTTTCTACTTCAGAAATAAGTACTAAAGATATACCAACTAATCACGACTGTATTTGTCCTGCAAACTATGATGATAATAGTCAGTATTTATATGCTCCAGATGCTACAGGTAAGTATGTATATGGTGGTATAGGTAAAAATATTTCATATAGGTTTATAAAAACAAATCTAATTGAAAGTGATGCCCCTACATCTAGGACAGGTTATGCTGAAGATTCTTTCTCATTAAACTCTAAAGCACGCTCTACATCTACTCTAGATTTATATAACATTGAGGAAGATGGTTCCTGGTCAGATGCAGGGTCTTTATCTTTTGCTGATGCTACTGCTAAAGTATTAAACTATAGTAATAGTGAAGTAGAATCAATGGCAAGGAGTTACATGAGAGATGAAATATATCGTTTTGCTATTGTATTCTACAATGAAGAAAATGTAGCATCCTCTGCACACTGGATTGCGGATATAAGAATGCCTAAAGCTAGTGCACCTGGTTACAACATCTTTACTTCTGGTATGCGAGTAGATATTGGTGGTAGTACTACTAATAGTCTAGAAGTAGTTACACATCCATTAGGTGTACAATTCACAATTAATATACCAAGTGATTTGATCCAAAGTAAGAAGATTACTGGTTATGAGATTGTAAGATGTGAAAGAACTATTTCAGATAGAACAATATTGATGCAAGGAGCTGTTAGTTGTGTTTGTAATTATGATAATACAAATCAATTAACTGCTTTTCCATATCTTACTTATTCCACTTCTCACGGTATGGTGTCACAAAATAATAAATATGCACATGCTTTTGACTTTAGTAGTCAGAATGCTAATGAATATTTCTTATTTATATCTCCAGAAATATGTGTCAATAGAACAAATGCATCTGAAGTAACAGGCAGAGCTACAGAGATTAAAGGTATATATAGACTAAGATCTTCAATATCTCCTGATGAATCTATGGGTAACGGTACTCCTGCGAATGATAAGGTTGTACCCAAAGGTGATAAAGTCAAAGTATTGGTTGGGGCAAAAGCTTCAAAACATGATTTAAAGAATATAACCTCGAATACTGGTACTAGTTGGGCTAAGAATAGCGGTTGGGCTTATACTTCGGTTACGGCTATAGGTGATTCTATAAAACAGTCTACTGCAAATAATGCAATTTATATGGGTGCAGAATCATGGTATGATGCCACTTTAGCTAAGTATTACAATAAAGTTACTACAGGGGGATATAATTCAGCATCAATTCAAGACATTACAATTGCTACTAATACAGATCCCTTTGACTTAGATGACGATGCATGGAGAACTAAAGCTACCAATGTAGGTAGCATGGTATACTATAACTGGGTATACGGAGATACATCTAAGGCTAGTGATTATGATGATAACAACGTTAGGAAAGTTGGACCTCATGGGGTATGTGCAATATTTCAGAGTACGGATATGACTTCTCGTAATACTATGGTTGGTGAAGTACCAGAATTAGCTGCTGGACCTGAAAGTGCTAATACAATCCTCATTGCCAATTTAAAACAGTCTGTAACACCTTATGGTGGTAATAGCTATGCTACAAGACAAAACTCTGTATACATTAGTACAGGATCTTATATTAGTGTAAAAGACAACAGTAATACTAAAGTAAATGTATTCGGTGGCGATACATATGTTGGTGTATTAGATTATGCTAACTGCATGTTTGCATACCACAATGCTAGTGATAATTACGAACAACCAGATAATGAAAGAATTAGAGCATATAATGGTGCTTATATACCATTAGAATCTTCTATCAACCTTTCATTAAGAACAGATACAGTAGGTACAGCTAAGACTTATGAATCTGGTACAGGCTATGCAAATCACTTTGTAGAGAATGATATAGTACAAGTAGGTTCTATATATGTTCAGAATACGCCATTATATGCTTATAATGATGCTTATTCTGCTCAACCCAGAGCTAAAAACTATGTTAGTAAATCAATCTATAGTATAGATAATTTACATACAGATACCAGAGTAATGAATTCAGAACCTAAGACTAACTTAGAAGTAACAGATTCGTGGACTAAATTTAGAGTTGCTAATTACTTAGATGTCGATACTAGATTTGGTTCTATAAATAACTTAAAGCTGTTTAAAAATAACTTGTTGTTCTGGCAAACTGACGCTTTTGGCACACTTGCTGTAAATGAACGTTCTCTTATCCAAGATAATAATGCAGGTGCACTTACGTTAGGTACAGGAGGTGTATTAACTAGGTTTGATTACTTTACTACTAAGAATGGTTCTAAAGAGAATCAATTAAGAACTGCAACACAATCAGATAGTACAGTATATTGGTATGATGCTGATAGAAATGAAATATGTGGTTTTGATAATCAATTACGTACTGTATCTAAATTAAAAGGTGTACAATCTTATTTACACGATAATAAGGACATAATTACAAATGATCCTATATCTGTATATGATAAGAAATACAATGAAGTTCTTCTTACTCTAGAAGATAAGACTTTAGTGTTTAATGAACAAGTTGGAGCTTTTACTTCATTCTATACTTATAGACCTGATTGGTATGCTGAATTTACAGATAAATTAATGATATATAAGAATTTAGCTGTATATAAGTATAATTCAGGTAACGAATTAGATATGTTTACTGGCAAAGATAAAATATCTTATGTTAGATTTATAGTAAATGATAAGTACCCTCAAACTAAAACATTTGATAATGTTGAATATGGTGGTGACTTTACTTACGATACTAACTTTGATAACATCTACTTTGAAACTAAAAGACAAACTAGTTTTACTCTTACTCAAGATGATATAGATTATAGAGAAGATACTTACAAGTTCTGTATTCCTCGCAGTAGTAGAGAATTAAATGAAGCTGAAGAGTTAGTAAACAAATCCTATAGAGATAGAATGAAAGGGAAATATTTAATCTGTCATTATAAGTATGATTGTAATGGTGGTAATACGTTTAAAGTTCCTTATATTAGTACAGCATACAGATATTCATTGATATAATATGAAAAAGAAAATAAATAAAAAGAAAGTTCCAGCTTACGCTTTTGGTATAGATCAAGGTTTAGAGATTGCTTCTATATTGGGAGCTGGTTTACAAGGCTTTACAGAAGAAGGATCTGGTGCAGATATTGCTGGCAGTACTCTAGGAGGTGCTGCCAAAGGTGCTTCTGTAGGTTCTGTTATTCTTCCTGGTATTGGTACAGCGGTAGGTGGAGTTGTAGGTGGTGTTGGAAACCTTGTATCAGCTATCTTTAGAAAGAATGCAATTAATAAACAGAAGCGTATTAAAGCAAATGCTAAAGAAATAGCAATGGGAAAAGGTAACGCAGCCACACTTGAACAAGAATATTGGGATGATAATTCTTTAGCTTATACTTTTGAAAATGGTGGTATATTACCAGATTTGGCTTATGTAGATAATAATGAAGTAATAAGAGATGATTTTGGTAATATTGAACAAATACCTAATAGTAAACCAGGTACAGACAATCATTTGATAGATGCTTCTAATCTTGAATCTGTTCTATCTGATAAGATCAAAAGATCTGGTACAAACAAAACATTTGCACAAGAAGGTAAAAAATTAGTTAATATGACCAAAGGAAGTAAAGGAAAAGATAGATTTGCTCGTAATGCTGATAAGTTAAATCAGATGAATGCAAATGCAATGTATGAACAATTGCTTACAGAACAAGAAGCAGTTAAAGCTAAAAAAGGCATTAAACCCAAAGTAAAAGGAATACCGGCATATGCAGATGGTAAATCTAGACAAATTGTAACTAGAATACCTGGAAAAATAGGTTATTTTAAATTTGATCCATCTAGTGGAGAATATTTTGATGTAAACGGTAAATACGCAGGTAGTGTTAATGTTAATGAAATAGATAGTGTTATAAATGCAACTGCTAAAGAGACAATGGCTGGATTAAATCTTCCCAAATTATCTACACCATCTATAACAGATACAAATAAAAGCAAAGCATACAAGACGAGTATTCCTACCAAGAATATCTATGATCCTAATAATTATATAGCGCAGTGGAAACCAGAATACTCTGAAGCCCTTAAAGCTGCTGCAGTACCAAACAAAGAAATAAAATTAAATCCAAATAAGAGATTAATTCAAACTTATGGTAGTGCTCCAGCTTTCTATGACGTATTACCAGAAAGTAACGAAGTCGATGCTATTACTGGGGAAACCATCCCTGTAGGTACGAATGAACCTGTACGTGATATTCCTAAAGCATCGTTACCTGGTACAGCTCCTATAACAAAGAAAAAAACTGCTAAAGGTGTAACTACCCCAAGTAAACAAAGTAAATCAGTAGCTGCTCCTAGTCAAGCTCCTTTATTAGATATAGCAGACTTTAACCCAGCTTTAGCATCTGATCCTATCTATGCTCCATTGGTTTCTGTTGACGATTTTAATCCTACGTTAACACCAGATGAAATTAAAACATCTAGCAAATCTTCATTTGGCTTTGGTAGTTTATCTGGTTTATCTCCTATACTGTACAATTGGATTCAGAGTAGACGTAGACCTGAAGTAGAAGATCAGGTTATTAATCCCTATACTGGGGCTATTAATAGAGCAATGGCTAGCCGTAAACTTAATATAGAACCCACTCTTGCAGCTAATAGAAGATCTAGAGCAATTGCTCGTAACAACATGGCTAGACTTAATCCTAATACTGGTATGAATTTAGCATATGGAAATCAATTAGCTACTGGGGAATATGCTCAGAATACTTCAGTATATGCTAATAGAGATAATGCTAATAATCAATATTTAGGTGAATACGCAAATATGATGAACAATTTAGGTCAACAATATGTACAGAATACTGTACTTACTAATGACTTAAACGCTCGTAATAGAGCTGCTGCAAGAAACTTTGGTGCTACTGCTGCTGGTCAGTTAGGTCAATGGTCTCAGACTAAAGAAAAGATGCGTAATCAAGCACGTAGAGATCGTCAGATATTGCCTTACTTACAGAATTTCTTAAGATACGGTACAGTAAATAGTTTAGTTGATAGTTTAACAGTATAATTATGGCAGTAAATAGATATGATAATCCTGCACAAGCTCAATTTATAGACACCTATGTTCCAATTCCTTTTGAACAATTATACACGTTGGGTAAGCAGGCAAATGAAAGAGTTGACAAAGCTTTAGCAGATTATAGAACTGCTGCGAATACATGGGCTGATTTTCAATCGCAATCGATGAAAGATATGCAAACCTGGGATGCAGAAACCAGAGGTAAAGTACTTCCGATTATTGATCAAGCCGCTAAAAATCCTGAGGCCATTAAAAGTATGGAATGGCAGATGGCTCTACAATCTGCAATAAATAATGTAGATAGAGCTAAACTTTCAGCATTAAGACAAAGTGCAGCTAATTTTGAAGCATATAACAAAGCCAAACAAGCTTTAATAGCTTCTGGTAAATATAACCCATTATGGCATGATAGAAACTTTACCAATTGGGATACTACTACTCAAGGGCTATATAAAGATATATCTCCAATAGCATATCAATCTGTAAATGATTTAGTAGATCCATACGTAAATGATCTTAAACCTAGCGATATGGGTAGCGATGGTAGATATTTATATCACGGAGTATCTGCAGATAGAACTAAAGCACAAGTAGATTCTCATTTGAGTGAGATTCTTGCTACCCCTCAAGCGCAAATGCATATGAGAACTATGATTTCTGCTGGAGTTGATCCTGAACAAGCTAGAGATATTTTTGTGCAACAAGTTTATACAGCAGCAAGAGAAAAGGCTTGGAGAGATAGAGCTGGAGTTGATCAATTTGCACTATTAAATGCAAGACTTTCTGCAGAAAAAGGTTCCACTCAAACTTCACAATCTAGAGTAATGGAACTGGATGCAAGTTTGGCACAAAAACGAACCAACTTGTTGGCTAAGGAATTGAGTAAAGCTCAAGCTGAAGGTATTATTGGTGACAATCCTACAGAAGATGACGTTAGAAATCTTTATTCAAACGTTTACAGAGAAGCCTTAGGTTCAAACAATCCTTCAAAAATAAAAGAATTAGTAAATTCACAATCCATTCCTTTCTCAGAAGGAGAATTTAAGATTATGTTAGATCCTAATTTCCCTGATTCTAGAGATGTGGATATATATAAGAAAGGAGAACCCAAAGGAAAGAATAAGAGAATCACATTAACTGATTTTACTCATGTGGTACCTATGAATGACACAGGTATACCTGTAGCAGAAATATCTAAAGAATTTCTTTTAAATAATGAAAAAAGCATTCTGGATACCTTTAAAACTTGGGGTTTTGATAATTCTATTGCAAAGAGAAAAGAAAAGTTAAGTGATCTTGTAGAGTCCTATGGTAACATTATTAGTGATCTTGTATCTAATATCCAAGTAGGTTATATGAAACCAAATGGCAGATTACAAGATTATGGTATTATTAGTGATGGGGGATTGATACAAATGCCTTTAGTTCCTGGTAAAGTATTAGTTTCAGAGAGTGAAATTGATGCCATTTTAGAAAATAATAAAGGTAAGTATGGTAGTTTAACTACTAATGACATAAAGAAAATACTTTTTGAAAAAGGTATAAACGGAAAGCACAAAATAGGTAATAAGTTAGAAGACAAACCTTATACTGCCGGTAATCAAATGGAAGAAGATTATTATGAACTTAACATTGGTTATCCAGCTTTGAGTGATCCTGCACAAATAAAAGCATTTGAAGATGCTTACAGTGCTAAAATTTTTGGTGGTAGTTCTTCATTTAAAGCAGAACCATCACATGCAGCAATTTCTTTTGATAGTAGAAGAACAAATTCAAATATGTAATTATGTTTCCACGTTTTGATACAGTTAGCAACAAACCAAACGGATTAGAAGTATTAAGAAATACTTATAATTCTTATTATACTGTTCCTAACATTATAAATAACAATTTTAATGAAGGATTGGCCAATGAGGAAATAGAATCCGTGGCATTGGTAAACTCCATTATGAATGATGAATATATAGCTGCTGATGAATTAGGTGGCGAAAAGCAAAGTCTATCAGAATTGAATTTAGATGAAGATTTCTTGGGTAACACATTACTTAGGAAATCTTTAGGATATTTATCTGAAGAAGATTCAATGGATATTGAAGATTTTGCAGAAGGTACAGAAGGCAATACTAGAAATAACTTTTTAAAAGTTATGAAAGGTAAAACTGATGAAGTATTAAAAGGACTGAAGGAAAAAGAAAGCAGACCTGATAGTTTTAAACTATTTAGTTATTTTACTCCAGCTATTGATCCTGAAACAGGAAAATATACTTTAAAACAAGTAGTTGGTACAAAAGAATCTATGGCGAAAGTAGAATTAGCAGGTACTTCAATTATTAATTCCTACGGACCTAAAAAATTAACAAGTAACGCGTTACTGGGATTTACCGAGAGCTTTGCAAGAGGGTTACATGGTATTCTTCCTGGCATTTACAGTTTTGCTGCTGGGGCAGGAGATATTGCAGAAGCTGTTTCTAGTTTAGCTAAAGGTGAAGGTTATAAATCAGAATACGATAGTTTAAATGCATTAGCAGATTATCGACAAGAAGAAATAACCAGAGACACCCCTTACGGTAAGACTAGCGTAGAAGCTGATCAAAGTATGTTTGATAATTTGGAAAGCTTTAGTAACGTTATGGGTAATGTTATGTCTTCCTTGGTTTCCTATGCCGGAGTAGGTAGAGCAATAGCTAACACCGGAGTTGGTAGTCTTATTGGTGGTTTAGCTGCTACAGGCAAAGATGTAGAAACTTTGGGTACTATAGGTAAAACACTCAATGAAGCAATTAAAAGCGCTCCTACAGTATTACCAATGGTTGGTGCTGGTATGGTGTTAAATTACGGTGAAGCTTATCAAGCTGCTAGAGATGCTGGTCTTAGTTTAGAAGATGCAGCATCTGTTGGTTTACTTACTGGTGCTATTAATACAGTCATTGAACAAAAACTTGGTTCAAACGCTTTGACAAGATGGTTGGCTACAGGAAAATCTGGAAAAATGGCAGCACAAGCTGTAGTAAATGAAACTGGCGGAGATATGTCAAAATTGTTTGATAGAGGCATATCAAATAGAATTATTAATAACATAGTTAATGCCGTAGATAGATTTACCGCTACTAATAAAATTGGAGTAGGTAGCGCTTTTGAAGAAGGCTTAGAAGAATTTCTTCAATCTGAAGCTAAAAATTCTATTGAAGTATTATATGATCAGTTTATTGCTCCGGAGGATGTAGAAATAGGTAAAGGTAAGTTCGGCACAGAATTATTTAGCAAGGAATCTTTTAAATCGGCTTTGGAAGAAGGAGCAGCGGGTGCTATTGCTGGTTTACTTGGGGGATTTGTACATTCCAAAGTAAAAGAAGATAGAACTATTGTTCCTTTTATTGCTTCTGGAGAATATGAATCTTTGATGGCTGGTATGAATATGGCTCTTACTAAAGGTGCCATAACTCAACAACAGTATGACGGTATTAAATCTAGAGCTGAAGTATTAAATACTTTGTACACAGATAATAAAGATTTATTTGCTAGAGTAGCCTCATACGATCCTAAGAATCAAATGGAAATATCTGAAGCTGTATTAAAACAGCTTAGAAATCAAGATGATTATATACAGAATACTAAAAACGGTTTAGAAGATGATTATAAGCAGTTTGTAGACATTTTAAACGATTCTTCTAGAGTAGTTACAGTAAACAATAAAGTAGCTGAAATTAGTACTGTAGATAGATTTGAGAGAGCTCTTAGAGAATCAGGTAGAACTGAAGAAGCTGATATTATCTCATCTTCTAAAAAAGATGCAAAGGATAAAATAAATAAAATTTTACCCAAACCTAAAAAGTTTGAATCTGAGGAACAAAGAAGAGCTTGGTTACAAACTAGACAAGATATTGAAAATAGTATCTACACAATAGATGCAAATAGACAAATCAATAATCTTAGAAATAGAAAACTAAATGGTGAAATAAATTCATTATTGTCTAATAATAATGATTTAAAACAAGCTGTAGAAGAAAATTTTACTAGTAATGTAAAATATACAGATACACTTAATGAAAAGTATGATGCTATAAGAAAGGCTGCAGATGAAAATGAACTAAAAAAAGCAGTAGAAGATGCTAGGAATTTTGTAATAAAACACGCAGTTAATTTTGAAAATCGTAATTCTCAGATAACAAACATACATGATTATGCAATAAAACAAGCACAATTAGCGAACAATGCGATTGATGAAGTAATAGATATAAAAAGATTGAAAGATCTTACTACAGACAAAGATTATGTAAAAGGTCTGTATGATAAACGATTTCAAACAGAAAAAGTCTATTCATCAATAAAAGCAATAGAAGACAAATTAGCAGCGATAGAAAAGAAAACCAAAGCTGTAGAAGATTATTTCAGTAGTGATGATTATAAAACGTCTTTAGATTCAGTTATAAATGATCCAAACACATCTGAAGATACTTTACGTCTTTATACTTCTGCAAAAGAAGGCGATACAGGATCTCAATTAGAAATCGCTGAAGCACAGAAAAAGCAATTAATAAGAGATTTAAACAAATTACCAGTATCAGCGAAGGAAGAACGAAGTAATATAAAAAGTTTAATAGATGATAAAGACTTCGAAATCAATTATCTGAGAGATAAAAAGACTAAGGAAGACGAAGAAATTGCAAAAAGTATTCCCAATCCTGTAGATGCTGACTTTAGTAATGTAAATGATAAAGTTATCTCAAAAGATGGTAAAGAGTTTACAATAGATAAAAAAGCTACTAAGAAATCAGAGAAGTACGGTTTTGTTTATACTTTAAATGATAAAGATGGTAAGCCTATTGAAGTTGGTCAAGGGGAATTGTTAAATTATAACATTGAATCCAAATCTGGTGGCACAATAAGTTTAGCACAATTAGCTGCAGAACAAAATAAACTTTTAGAAGATGCTTCTCCAAGACAAGAACTAAATCTAAAAGAGGGCCAAAATGAAGATTATGAAATTACTAATCCTAAGTCAAAATTAGCAAAGGATTATGCAAAAGACGATACCTACAAAGAGGGAGTAAGACTTGCATCTGATGATAAATTCAATGCTATAATCAATAATCCTAGTACAAATGTTAGTAAATTTGCTATTGACTTTACTATAAGTGATAACATTGAAAATTTATCAGGATACGCTAAAGAAAAGGCTGCAAAAAAGAAGTATTTAACTCTGTTAAAATCATCTAATCCTATTGAAGCTTTGGACAATTTATCTGAAGTAGAAAGAAATGAGTTAATTCAATATTTACCTATACAAGGCATTATTACTAATAAAGGTTATTCTAATAAAGTGTTTGCATTTTCAAACGCAAGTAAAGAAAAAACAAAGTTAGTACTAGAACTACTTAAAAATAAAGGTAATGTAAAAGTGCCAGCAGGTAATATTGTACGTACTCCGGGTTATAATAATTATCAACCTAATACTTCTAATACTTTAGTAAAGGGTTTGGGTCTCAAATTGAATAAGGATGGGGAATATGTATTTCCTAATGGTACTCCTATGAGAATAGGTATAGCAGATGCAACCAATTCTATTTTTTATATAGATCCTTCTAGAGAGTCAGAATATTTACTTACAGCAAATGCTACAGGTACTCCAGGTTCTCCTTATTTAATAATACCTGGTAAATATCAACTTACTGGTGAAGAGGGTTATGTTGCAAAACTTAATCCCAATAAAATACCTTTGGAATTAGCTACATCTATTGCTAGGGTATTTGCTGATTTATCTTCTAGAAAAATTAGATTAAAGGATGCTATACCTGCTGATAATACTTATGGAATTGAACCGGTTAATGTTGGGTACCTCACTTATGCTCAGTTCTTAAATAGTTTGGTTTACTTTGGGGAATCTACAGTAAATTCTAAACGTGAACCTAGTAAGATACTTTACTTTGATACAAACAATAGTAATATAGTACGGTTTGGTGCAAAACATGAAGCATTGAGACCAAATGATGAAGACTCTATTGCAAAATTTGCCAAATGGATGTCTGTAAATAAGAACTTTGCTATTTCTAGAGCAATGTTAAACAACGACATGCCAGTTAAATATGGCTTTAAAATTAAAGCTGGCAATAAGATTATTGATTTTAAAAGTGGTGCTAGATATTTAAATACAATCATTGATAATGATTTTTTAAGTACTGATTTAGATATATCTAAAGGTTTAATTTCAAAATCTTATTTGGTAGTACAAAACATTCCTATAACCGAGAGAGTTATTACTACAGATAGTGTTCCTTCTCCGAAGGAAGAGAAAACTTCTGAAGTCTTTGAAAAAGAGGAAATAGTATTTAAAAGTGTAGAAAATTTATCTGAAAAGATAAACAATTTACCAGACGGTAGTACTATAACTGCAAAAATTCCGGGTGCTCAAAAGTATGCAAATAAAGCAGCTTTAGTAAAACAAGGAACTAAATTGGTTTCCTTAAAAGGAGAAGAACTGTTAAATATTGAAGGGTTAAATGAAGAAGAACTTTCACAGAATATAAGAAAAGCTCTTGTAGATGTGTATAACAAGAGTATAGACGATCTTATAAAATATGAAAGTGAACATCCAGAAGCTCAAGAAAAAGTAAAAGATGAGGGTAAATTAGTTACTGTTGATAAAACAGGTTTAAAGATTTATACACAAAAAACTGTTACAATCAACAAACAAAACAAACAAATTGAAAACCCCAGGTACTATGAAGCTATTAAAAAGGCTACAATTGCCCCACCAAAAACTGTAAAACCTTCTGCAGAGTCTAAAAGAAAGGAAACAGCTAAACCTGAACCAAAAAATACAAATACTTTTGGTTTGCTTACTAATAATCCTTTTGATTCCGTTGAGCAAACGGAAGAGGTGAAAAAATTACGCGAGGTTTATGATAGACTTATAAATAATTTATCAACATTATCTAGCAAATTGATGTATGATAGTGCTGTTAGATCATTGTTGACAAAACGTAAAGCAATACCTAGTGCAAATATAACAAAAGAAGAGTTATCAAATTTATTGGATTATACTTTCCCCGATGGGAATACGGTAAGTAGAATACTTTTAAATTTAGGTAAAGTAATTCCAGTAGAAGCACCTCAACAAATTTCTCCAGTAAAAACTGTGCCAGAAAAAGTAGATGAGAAAGCAACGGATACTGAAAAACCTCTTGTTGAAATTACTAAGGAAACATCTCCGTTTAAATTAGGAGCGTATGCAAAAGACGCAACCGAATATCAAAATTTGGTAAATGAATATAGAAACAATTTTGATCAAATGGATTCCGATGAGATGATTGATTTCTTATCTAGAATGAATGATCAAATTTCAGATTCTATACCTAATTTTGAAATTTATAATGACATACGTAAAGGTACTCTTAAATTAAGAGAAAGAAAAATCAAAGAATCTCCAGTAAAAGAAGCTCCTGTTGCCAACGCTCCATTAGATCCAAGAGAGTTAAATAAAGCTGCAGGTATTACTGATGAAATGATTGGTTTTACTAGAAAAAAACCAAAAAATAAGTTTACTACTTTTGGTAAGAAACCTTCTGTATCAATGCAGGTTTATGATAATGTTAAACAAACTTCTGATTTAGAAAAAGAATTATTAAATTATCGTAGAATGCTTGGTAAGAGAGCTGGTGGTAATATTAAATTGGTAGATCAATTAATTCGTATAATAGGAGAATCTGGTAGACCTGGTTGGGCATGGTCAATAATGAATGAGGATGGTGTAACTTTGTTTGAACGTCCTGCGGCTGGTGCTGCTTATCATGAAGCTTTTCATAGAGTGTCATTATTATTGTTGAGTCCAGAAGAACAAGCTAGAATGTACAATTTAGCTAGAAAAGAATATTCACTATTTAATCGTAATGATAATGAAGTGGAAGAATTTTTAGCTGAACGTTTCCGAGAAGATGTTATCAACGATGCTCCTGATTCCCACAGTAAGTTAGGTAGGGTTATTTCAGATATTAAAAACTTTATTAAATCATTCTTAGGTTTAAATAAAACCAAAATAGATAATATTGATGGATTTTTTAATAGCATTAAAAACGGTAAATATAAATTTGCTAAGATTAACAAAGCGGCATTAACTAATTTTAATCAAAGATATGCAAATGCGGATGCACCTCTTACTGTTAATGGAGTCACATTGCATCAAATTTACAATAGTTCTTTACTTGGAAACATTGTTAGTACTTTAACTTCTATGACTATAGACGTTAATGGTATACAAAACATAGAAAGTTTAGAGAAAGGATTAAGTTTTAAGGCAGTAAAAGATCAACTAATTGATATCAGAGATAAGCATTTAGCAGCCTCACAAAACGAAGCGTTTGGAGAATTAGAAAGAGCTATCTACGAAGAAAAGGTAGATCTTTATAATGAAATACTTGATAACTTTGATACAGTATTTAGACCTCTTATTGATGTTAAGTTGCAAGGATTTAATATACGTAGAGTAGAATCTAAACTAGAGGAAAAAGATGATCTAAATGACTTAGTTAATGATGAAATAAGATCTGCTTATGAATTTTCAGCAAAAGAAAATGCGCAAGCGGATATTAGAGTAATGTTTTTAACATTAAAAGATTCTGAAACATTAGATCCAGAAACATTCCTTCCTGTATATATAAATCCCGATGTAGCTTGGTTTAATGCCTTTAGTGCAATTCACAATGCAAAGTCTATAGATGAAATGTTGGAGCTGTTGAAGAAAAAAGCAGATGAAACCAGTACTATCAGACAAGCCAAAGGAGATTCTAGTAAGATAAATATGTATTCAGAATTGTATGAAATCCTTACCACTAAGGATGAAAGCGGTAACGAGGATGAAATGTTGAAAACAAGATTCTGGAATACGTTTAAAAAACACAGAAATAGATTTATTAACGCTTACTTTGGTAAGGATACCAATGATAAAGGTAAAGAGCTAACTTCTTATACTATTACTTATGGTGACGCTGACGTTAACAAACGTTCTAATAGACTTGAACAGAACTGGTCAGCAACATTCGGTGTAAATGGTACATTTGCAAACAAGAATGTTTTACAACAAGCTATTGCAGATTATAAAGAGTTAAAAAATAAATCTAAAAAGCACAATTTCCTTAAAAACGATTATGCCGAGAATGTACTAGAATTAGTCCGCATACTTAACAATGTGAACATTGCTGTAGATGGTGATGCGATCGGTGTTTTATTAAATAATCATTATTTTAATAGCAATCTAAACGTTGCTTTAAAAAATCTTATAAATGGTGTACCTAGAGTTGGTTCTAAAGATCCTGTAGGATTAGACCAATTATTTGGAGAACAAGGTTTGTTTTACAATTTGGTTAACGACAAAATAGAAGATGTAACTAGTCATGCTTTAAATTTACTAAGCAAAGAAAAATCGGTAGCAGAATTGGCAAAAGCATATGTTGCTGCGAATCCTACAGCAGAAGATGATAGTGTGTTAGGACCAGATGGTAACTTAGTTTATGCGTATAGTGAAAATAACACTATTACTTCTATGTTTGAGGAATGGTTAAAAGATGATAGCTTCTTTACTCAGATAAATGGTGTAACTTATAATAAATCTTCATTTTGGTTGCAACAGATGACTGATCCCAAAGTAAGATCTAATGTTCACGTTGATACAATGCTATCTATGATTGATAAAGATGGTTACGATACAGGACGTGGTTATTTGGATATAGCACCGAATGAAGACTTATTACTTAAATTTAACGCTGTAAGAAACAATCGTTTACCTTTACCAACTCTTGCAAACAAACGTACATTCTATTTTATAACAGGTTTGAATCGTCAAGAGGTTACTATTCAAAATGGTTCTTTGAATAAAGAAACTATTGATTTATTTGTAAATTATGCTATCAATGAATACTCTACAATTCAAGCTGCAATAAATGCTAAGAACAACTTCTTAAATAGACTTGGCGTTTCTGAAGAATCTTGGAACAAGATGTCAAAGATTGAACAGGATTCTTTAATGAAAGAGAAAGATACAAATTATAAAGAACTTGTTGAAAACTACCATTATATTGTTAAAGGCGGTGCAATGCGTTTAACAGGTAATGGTTACAAATTCAGATATTTCTCATCTTTACAAAATAAATTATCAGATGATAAATTCTTTGATATTAATAGTAAAGGTCTTAGAAAAGTAATTGAAGAGAGTCTCATTCAACAAGTTAACAACACTATAAAACAGTTTATTAATCAGAAATTGATAAACGGTAATGAAAAGTATCTAGATGATGAGTTTATAAAAGAAAATGACAGTAAAAGGATAAATACAAATCTTATATTTAGTAATAGACTTTTACCAGCATCAATTGTAAAACAAAAAGTTAATGAAAAAATTGATTTAGCAGAAGCTATTGCGGATTATGCTATAAATTCAGCAATCGCTGTGTATGAATTTGAAAAACTTGTATCAGGGGATGTTGCGTTTTATAAAGGTAGTAAAGACTATCAGGCAATGTTGGATGATAGAGTAAAACGTTATTCTGCATTAACTTCAACAAAATCTGTATTACGTGAAAATTGGCCAGAAGGATTCTTAGACTTTGACACACATAAATATAAAACTGCTATATTCAATTCAAACATTGTAGAATCCAGAGTAATGTATAATGAAATGATGTCGAAGTACGTAGGTACTGATGACAATCATGGTTTACTTTGGAAACAGTTTGAGATGTTCAGAGAAAGACGTGTTGGTAGATTTGCTGATATGACTGATGAACAATTGAAAGAAGAGGTGGTTAAAGAAGCTGATAAACGTTTAAATGGTTATCTTGAAACTGACCAAACAGATGCGCAGGTACTTATTAGCCCAAAGATGTTTAGAAAACTTGCCATCATGAATGGTGAGTGGAATGGAGAAAAAGAAGAAGCTTATAATTTAATGGAATCAGATGAGCCTTTATCATTAGAAGATGAATTGTATGCTTATTCTGTAGTAATGCAACCATTGAAATACATACATTTTGGTTATGATTTCATTAATGGATTACAGATACCCATCTACGATAAGATGTCATTGGCTACTGTATTCAAAAGAGTAGCAAAAGGTAGAGACTTACAGAAAGTATATGATTTAATGAATGATAAAGATGTAGACATGATTAAATTTGATACTTCTGTAAAATCAGGTTTAAGACAAAAAGGTACATTCTATGTAGATGGTAAACCTAATACAGAATTACAAGAAATTCCTGTATATGAACAATCATTCAAGTATTTAGGTAAACAGTTGGTAACAGATCCTCACCATGTATCTAGAATCTCGTTAGGTACTCAGATGGCTAAAATTGGTGTTGCTGGAGTAGAAGACAATGATGTGTATGAATACGAAGGCGTAAAATATTCGGGTAAGCAATTAATTGACGACTACGTGGGAGCTATTTCAGCTTTATCAGATATTGGTAGAAATAACATATACGAGCAATTTGGGATAAGCGAAATAACAGAAAATGGTAAAACATATATGACGGTTAATCGTGACAAGTTTGTTCAAATGTTAAAGGATGATGCCATAAATAGTAACTTACCATCAAATCTTATTGATGTTTTAAAAACCATTGAAAACGAAGATGGTAACAAAGATTACTATATTGAATTATCTGGTATACCCGCATTAGCGTGGATCCAGAGTCGTATCATATCTATGATTAAGAAAGAAACTATAGATATAAATACTCCTGGCGGTTCCATGATTCAGATGTCCAACTTTGCTTACAAAGATTCTTTTGCCGAAGTAGATACAAGCAAATACGAATACAAATTCAATAAAGAACTTAGATTTAAGGATGAAAATAATAGATTACAAGCAATTGTATCTATAAACCTATTCAAAGATGTATTACCCAAAGATTATTTATTAGAACAAACAAAAAAGAATAATACTTCTTACTTTGAAGAGGCAAAGAAATTCATCCTAGATAATCAAGACTTAGCAGTTTTATCTTATCGTATTCCTACTCAGGGTATGAACTCCACATTGCCTATTACTATAGTAGATGTATTACCATCAAATGTCGGAGATACTATCGTATTACCTGCTGAATTAACCAAGTTGACTGGTGCGGACTTCGACGTTGATAAAATGTATCTAGCTAGATATAATTATGATGTAATAGGTGGTAAATTGTATAAGACAGAATTCATTGATGACTATGTAGGATTAGACGAATTAGGTAATCCGATTTATTTGAACGAAGAAGAATACTTGAAAAAAGTATACGATCACAGATACCGTTGGTTTAATACAGATTTCTACAAACAAGCAAAAGTAGAAATACCTAAAATATTACAATCTGTATTGGTGGATATTAATAGAAATGGAGAATTAACTGAAGATTCTATTAATATACTCAATAGTATGAAAAATAAATATTCAATCTTTATAGGTCAAAGAAAGTTTAATCAAATTTTAAGAGATCCAGAATTAGCTCCTAATAAAAAGATTCTTAAATTAGCATCATCTTTCAAGTTCGAAGATAGAAAAATGACTTTTGAAGAATTCGTACAGGAGAATTCTGGCAAAAATAAATGGCAATTAAATGATCATAGACAGATTGAAAATAGATTATTAGATGTATTTCAAACAACTTTAACTTCTTCAAATCATTACATGGATGCAACAGTACCTTTGGACTTTGCTACAGACGCATTAAAAGAAGCTGTAAAAGTAGTTGATTCTTATTCTAATATCAATAAGAATTATAACAATCTTGAACCATTATTCCCTTTATATCAAGAAAACGTTAAGACACAAAACGTTGGTGCAGACGCTGGTATTGGACCTATGGCTTTGATTAATACCTTCCGTGTAATTATGCAAATTGCAAAATTGGATCTTGATAAAACTATAGAAATATCTAGAAGAAGAGGCAAGGTCAACACAAAGAGAAATCTTTTTAGTATTATACCAAATATAGGTAATTTGTATGATAAATTTGATGCTAATGGTATCTCCATCATGGATTGGACTTCTGCATTGATCAATGCCCACGTAGATGCTGCAAAAGACTCTTATATTACTCGTTTAAATGTAAACTCGTATACTTATGATGTAGTAGCTTTATTAACTTCCTCTGGTGTTGGTTTGAATCAATTTTACTTTTTACCTCAACCGGTATTGAAAGAGATTGCAAATGAGTCCATTAGAAGAGGTTCATCAAAGATGGGTCTTACTAAGAAAGAGCGAAATGATAAACGATGGAAGGATTCTATATTAAACAAATACGAAAAAGCAGCCAAGCTTGATAAAAAGAATTTCTACAGTCGTTTAGATGATGGAACTCTTACTATAGAATGGAATGGTAATACTTACAATGTAAAAGATTTAGTATTTAATGCTGAATGGTTAAAAGAGCAATTGAGAGATCACTATAATAAAAATTTCTCTACAGATTGGTATAGAAACCAAGTGATTATATATGAATATTTTACAGATATTCAAAACTACAGTAAGGCATTAAGTAACATGGTGTTGGCTTCTCAGGTGGATACTGGTAAAATGGGTAAAAATCAAGCTGAATTAATATTGTCTTTACACAATATTGAAAGAATGATGGATGATCCTCATTTTACTAATGCTGAAGACGTGTATAATAAAACATTCTTAGGCAGAAAGCTGAACAATAGTACAGGTCTACTATTTGACTTACTTAAGAATGAAATGATAGAGTTCAGTCCAGGTTTCTTAAAAATGGTCAATAAGTTTGGTGAATTATCGAATACTTATTATGATAGAAAATCAAACAATATAACCAAGTATATGTCAGAAATGAAGTTTGCAATGCAGGCGGAATTCTTCAATGAATATTGTAAGCAAAATAATATAAATTTGAAAGACATGTTCTACGGTAATAATACCATTGTAGACCGAGTAGATAGACTTAGAAATCAAATATTAACTGGTACTAGATATCTAGAATTAAGTGACAACATGTTACTAAAGATGCTTATACCAGGTATAAATGTAGAAGGTAAACCTAAAAAATTTGAAACGGTATTGAAATTAAGAGATACAGATGCAAAGAATGCGTACACTTATGCTTGGAGAGATCTATTAGAACACAGTTCAGAAGAAGTTAGAAATATTGCAAAAGATTTAATTATATACTCTTTCTATACTAGTGGTGGTAGAGGTACAGGTATTTATGCTACTTTAGATTTAGTACCTTTTGAAGTATTGGGTAATTTATCTTATACTGTGGATGGTGTAGATTATACTTACAATCAACATCTGAAAGACTTGTTAAAACGTTCTAATGATAACTCTTTAGATTTTAATAAATATATGGATTATGCATTTAGAGCTTTACAAGGCGTAGAAGATATAGTACAATCTGCCACACCAAACAGACAGCAATTACATGAAGGTCAAACAGTGTACATTACTACAGAACAAGGAGACTATAATACCACTACAGGTTTACCAGTTCCTTATTTACAGTATAACAATACTCTTTTCAAACTTGTTGGTAGACTTCAAAATGAAACAGATTATTATCCTGTATACGCTGCAACCAATTCCATCAACTTCAAGGAAAGAGGTTTTACCATTAATGAAGGTACTACTACTTCTTTTATTGATGGTAATCAGAGGATAGATGCTACAGATCTTTCTATTGAATTTGAACCTAAATTCTTACAAAATGAAATGTTTGTACCTATTGACAATCCATTTGATGTTATAAATTCTGAAACTACAGATATAACTGAAGACAATGACGAATATAGGAAACCAGAAGAAAATGTTCAAGTGAATGCAATCCCTACTACTAAAATAATTTCGGGTGGTCAAACAGGTATAGATCGCTTAGGTTTGGAAATGGGTAGAGAATTAGGGTTAGAAACAGGTGGTACTACTACTCCAGGTTACTACACGGAAAATGGACCAGATACTAGTTTACAAGATTTTGGTGTAACTGAGATAGATCCTGAATTACAAGCTGGTAGAAAAGGCAAAGAATTCTACTTGCCGAGAACTGAACAAAATGTTATTAATTCTGATGGAACAGTATATTTTAGCACAGATGAAGATAGTGCTGGTAGAATTGCAACACAAAGATTTGCTAAGGCTCATAACAAACCATTTCTATTAAATCCAACCAGTCAAGAACTGGCGCAGTGGCTTGTAGATAATAACATCGGTACATTGAATGTAGCAGGTAATCGTGGCTCTAAGGTGTCTCCTGAATTTGATTCCCAAGTAAGAGAGACTATTAGAAATGCCTTTAAATCTCCTACTCAACAATATTTATTTAATGAATTTAACAATACTGAAGAATTTTCTACTGATGAAATGAATCATTGTATTAAAAGTTAATCATATATGAGTATAATTTGTCCTAATTTAAAAAACAAAGAAGTTGCAAGAGAATTCGAAGAATTAAAAAATGCAACAAGTGAAGCAGCGGCTTATCATATATGGTCGCTTAACAATGGTAATGGCATAGATAAGGCTCCCAATGGGGAGCCATCTAAGCTATTTTCAGACCTTTTAGAGCATTATAATGGTGATAGAGTAGCTGCTATTCAAGCTAAGGCTAGAACTTACTCTGAGAGCTTTAAAGGCTGGTTTGGGGATTGGGTTAATCCATTAAAACCTGGTGATATCGTTTTTGGTCACCCTGCAATTGGTAAAACATACTCATTGGAATCTGGTAAATATAAAGATAAAATCATCGATTGGGATGTAGAGTTCAATGAAAAACGAGACAAATGGATTGAAGACCATTCAAACACTGTTAAAGGAACTCCAGAATATAAAAAAGCTAGAAATGAGTATTTAATTTATCCAGAAAACCATCCAGATTATGTAGAGTTTCTTACAGAAGAATGGGAAAGAGTAAAAAGTAAAACTAAAAAAGAAGGTAAAATATTATTTGCTTCTCCACATAATTTGCTTAAAATGTTTCCACAAGACTTCGACAGAATTATAAATTTAAAAGACGAAGATTTTGTAAAAAGAAATATTGAAAGAGGTGGGAAAGAAAGAGAATCTAAATTATGGAAAGAAGGGATAAATAATACTATTTTAAACATTACTAACATTCCAATAGAGTATTTAAATGAAAATCAACATTTTGAAGATTATTTAAATAAATATATTGGTGTATCCAAAGTAGTAGACGAGAATGGTGAACCTTTAGTAGTGTATCATGGCACTGGCATACCTAACAAAATTGAAGAATTTAAACCTAAAAATAATAAAATATGGTTTACAAATAAAACTACAGCTCAAGCATATGCTAATTTTGACCAAGATATGCGTGATGAAATAGGATTAGACGGTTCGAATAATATATATCCTGTTTTTCTTTCTCTAAAGAATCCAAAATATTTTAATAATATTGGTTATAATACCTTAGAAAATTTTAAGTCAGCTGATAACGATGGTATAATTGCCACTAATGTTTCAGATTATGAAGGTTCTCAAGAACAAATTGTGGTTTTTAATTCAAATCAAATTAAATCAATAGATAATCAAGGTACATTCTCTACTCAGGATAATAATATTTATCACAATTTATCCCTAGTAAATGGTACATCTGATAGTACATTATTTGAAAGATTATTTAAACAAAAATTTACAGTAAGTGCTAGAACTATATTGGATAGAATTAATCGTAGTAATCCTGAGTTAAAACATTTAACAGACGTATTAAACAAACTTACATCTGATGTATTAAAAGATGTTAAATTAGAATATAAACCGGTGCATCTACCTAATCACAATAAAGAAGTTGCAGCATCTTATAATCCAAACACCAACACAATTGTAATCTTTGGTGATTCTATATTTAAAGGCAAAGATGGACTTGCGGATAGTACAATATTACACGAATTAGTACACGCTGCTACTGTACACGCTCTGCAATTAAACCCTAGTTCTAGGAGATCTGCACAGAAGTTGTTAGATTACGCTAGAACTGCATTTGAAAAGAAATATGGAAAAAGTTGGAAAGAACTTAGCACTAGTTTAGAGTATAAAGATGTATTTTATGGATTAACAAACATTGATGAATTCTTTGCAGAAGCGTTTGCCAATTCAAGTTTTATAAAGGAATTATATCAGATTGAATCAAGTAAACCTGTTAAAAACAATTCAAGTTTTATAAAAGATTTACTTGATTGGATAATGGGTATCCTTAGTAAATTATATAAATT